AGCAATTCCTCGCCGAGTTTCGCTATCGCGTCGTCCCATTTCGCCGTAAGGTTCTGCTGGCGCTCCGCGGTCGTGTCCGTTTCGGCGCGGTACCCGCCATACACGGCACCCGATTTATCAAGAATTTGATTCAGTAATTCCTGTTGGTATTGGGCCGACCCAATAGCCGGCGCCAACCCGGTAGCCGGGTCGGTAATACCCTTAGCCGCTAGGCCGGCCTGCACGTCGGCCTCAGAAATTGCGATACCGAAATTACCCAACGCGTCCATTTCACCGCGTAACGCGGCACCCAACGCGTCCGCGGCCGTGGGGACGTCAACACCCAACGCCAGAGACATATCCCCGGCCACCGTCAACAGGTCGTTAGTCTTAGCCGCGGCCGTGTCGACGTCGAGGCCAATACCCACCATTGCCACGCCCAACGCGGACGCCATTGATTCGTACCCGGCCGCGGACACCCCGACCGTTTCCGCGGCCTGCGCCGCGTACGCGTCGACGGCATCGGCGGCCGTCCCAAATACCCGATCAATGGTCGTCGCGGCCTGCTCCGCATCCTTGGCGGCGTCGAGAGCTAACCCGCCGATAGCCAGGATCCCGCCGGCCGCCACGGTGGCGCCCTTGGCAGCTTTCTCGACGCCCGACTTAAATTTCCCGAACCCATCCCCGGCCCGGTCGAATTCCTTCCGGGCGTCGGATGAATCGGCCGTGATGTCGATGTCAATACGCGGTTTAGAGGCCACGCCGGGTCCTTTCCTGCTGTTCGCGTAAGACGTCGAGAGCGGTCAATATCACGTTGTCAGGTTCGGCCAGCCACACCGATACGGGTATCGACGTGGCCAGGGCCAGCTGAATGACTAGCCGGGTTGCGGACCCGGCCGGGTAGGGCCCGCGTCTTCCCCGTTGTCCGGGCGCACGGCCCGCAGGTCGTCCCGGTACGCCTCATAGGTCAGGCCGGTAGGAATGTCACCCTGCCGGCGCAACGCGTGCCAGGTGATGAAAGAGAGCACCAGCATGGTCGACTCCCGGGCCGGCGGCCATGAGTGTTTACGCGCGGTCGTTTCGTACGCCACGGCGTCCGCGAAGATGGTTCGGGCCGTGTACTTGTCACCCGACACCATCTCGACATCAATTGTCCGGGCACCGATCCAGTCGTTCGACACGCGGTCACGCTCCTTTCACCGTGTCGACGATGTCGTCGACCTCATCCCGGTAAGCCTCGACGATGGCGCCCTGTTGGTCGGTCAGGGCGCCCCGCATAAACCGGCGGGCCCGGATATTCCGTGCACGCCAACCATTCTCTTGCACACCCGCGTACACGACCCGGCCCGACCCGGCCGATACGCGGACGGACTGTCCGGTCACTTGCGTCACGGTGACGGTTGCGGCCAGGGCGCCCGACCGTTTCGGGGCCCGCCGGCGCGCTTCCCCGACCAGTAGCCGGCCGGCTTCCGTGCCGGCGTCCTCGAGGTCGGCCAGGTCGTCCCCGGCCGCCTCGAGGGTCGCGGCCAGCCGGTCGGCCCCGTCGACCTCGACGCGTAGCACTACGGGCCGGCCGGGTACGTGAACGTCGGTTCTCCGACCAGGTCGAACGCGATATCCGCGGTCAGGTCGTCGCCGTAGGCGCCGGCGCCGAACCGGAGCGGGTCGATCACGAGCGTCCCGGCCGCGGACGTCCCCAACGCCGTCGAGGGCGTAAAGGTAAAGCTCTGCGTGCTGCCTTTCTCAGCCCATGACAGGGCGAAGATTCCGGCGTCCGTGCCGGCGTCGACGTCGATATTTCCGGTCAGTTGGTACGTGTAGGAAACCGTGCCGGCCCGGACGGCGCCGCACAATTTCGTCGTGGGGTCGGTTGCCGATTTCGACGGGTCAATCGACGCGTTATTCACTAGACAGGAAATGTCGATTTCCGTGCCGGTCGCGCCGATCTTCAATAGGCCGGGACCGAGTTTCCCCGTGGTGTCCGGGATGACGGGTGCGCTCATTTCGTTGTCACCATCATTTCTGTAGGGTCGTTGTCAGTACCATTTCGTACGCCGGCAGGGGGCCGGCGCCGTCGACGCCGGACACGTTAATAGGGGTGGCCGTTGTTACCATCCCGCCTAACGCTAACTGTATTTCACCCATCAGGGTATCGAGGTTAGCCATTGATACGTTGCGGCCGGAATCGGGGACGATGGCCCACACGCGCCAGGTCGCGGACCATCCGCCTTTACCGAACCGGTAGGCCACGTCCGGCGGGTTGACCAGGGCGCACGGTGGGTTGATATCGCGCTCGTCGACGACGGCCCTAATGCCGGCGCCGGCCAGGGCGTCGACCAGGGCCGTCATCGCCTCGACAATCGAGGTCATCCGACACCCGGCATCCTGTTATTCCCCCGACGGAGTAACAGGGCGATTTCCGGGTCGTAGCTTGCCACGTACGTGACGGAATCCCCGAACGATTCGATACCGGCCGGGGAATTCCGCCGGCGCACGATCTTAGCCGCGAGCATGACGGCGCCCTGATAAGCGTCCGGGGATGCGGCCGGGTCGGCGGCCGCGTCCGGTCGGGACCGGGTCACGAGCGGTTCGGTGGCCGCTATCACCCGGTTTATCAGGTCGTCATCCGTCGTGTTATCGACCGGAATCTTTAGTTGTTCCTTGACGTCGTCAATTAGCAACCAGCCGGCCGGCGCCGGCCCGGTCACGGAACGACAGGGGGCGTCACGGTGACGTCGACGATTCCGCGGTCATCGTTGACCAGGACCGCGTCGAATCCGAACACCCCGATATCCACGCCGCCATTCGGAATATTCACGGCCTGCACACGGAACGGGTTGCCGCGCGGTTCGTAATGCGTGACCGCGCGCCGGTCCCCGCCGAGTACGTGGCCGGCGGCCAGGGCCGGGTCGAGGAACACGCGGAGGTCGGCCGCGGCCGCGGTACCGTCCGTCAGGTTGACCGACCCCGCGGAATTACTGAGCCACCATGGCGCCTCCTGTGCCGGCATTTCCGTGAAATCCGCCCACAGGTCGGGGGCGATGCCGATGAATGACGGCCGGGCGCCGGACGCGGCCAGGGTGCCGGCAATCACGCCCAACGCGCCGACCACGGATTCCGCGGCGCCCGGGGTGGCTTCCGCGACAATGGCCGCGGACAGGGCCGCCTCTTGTTTCATGGCGTAATCCATAGCGGCCGCATTCAGAATTGCCGTCAGCAGGGACGAATCCCCGAGATAAACGAAGATATTGTCAACGTCCCACCCGCCGGCGTGCCGGGTCGCGGTGGCCGATGCCGGCCCGAATGTGACCGGCCCGGACGGTACCGGGGTCTTATTGCCGGCGTACGGGCCGACGACGGGCCGGGTGCCCCATTTCCACCCGTTCACCGTGATTCCGGTCAGGGTGCCCGGGGTCACTGAATTGGCGTAGGGCCGGCGCATATCAATGGGAGTCCAGATTTCGTCGACCCATTGCGGACGGATGAAAGCGCCATCGGAGGTATCCGCGGCCGGCGTGATATCGGACAGGGCCGCATTGATTCGGTTCGCGTCGGGTGATTCACCCACCATTGTTACGACGTGCCGCATTGCCGCGTCGAGGGAGAGGCCACGCCGGGCCGGGACGCCGGCGCCGCGCCGGCGGGTCAGGGCCGACCCCGGGGCCCTCGACGCGGCCACCGTTGGGGGGTCCGCCGGCGCCGGCAGGGGGGCCGCCGGCGCCGGCGGGTTCGCGGCCGGCGTGGTTGCCGGCGGGTCGGTAGGGGTCGTTGCGGGTGCGGTCACGTCGGGTGTCTCCTCATCATCATCGGCGTCCGGGGCGTCCGGGTCGCCGTTGGGGTCAGTCTGTTGGGTGTCCGGGTCCGATGCGGACGCCACGATGCGGGCATCGTCGAACGCCGGAACGGCCGTCAGGGCAACGGCCGTCAGGTCCGCGAACACGACCCGGCCGGACCCGTCCATCTCGACGTTGTCAAGCTCGACGGACAGGGCGTCCCGGACGTGCTCAGAGGCTTCCAGCAGGGCCGTGTCGCCGTCCGGGGTGGCGGCCGCACGGAACGACATCGACAGCCCGGCGGCCGTCTCGGACGCGGCCAGGGCGTGCCCTACCGGGACGGCCCGGCCATGCTCCCGAAAGAGCTTGACCCGGCGCAGGTCGGCCGGCAGCTGCACGGCGCCGGCGCGAACCGTGACCGGGCCGGCCGACGTCCGGCCCACCTGGCCGTACGGCAGGGCCAACCCGGTGATAGTCCGGGACGCGTCGGCCAGGTCGGCGGTCACAGCCGGCACTGGCGTGATAAGCCTCAGTCGCATGATTGGGTTTCCTTTAGTCAGTCGTGGCCGGGCCGGATGCCGGCGCGTCGAGAGCAGTCAGGGACGACGTATCGAACGCGACCCGTTGGCCGACCGGTACGACGTCGTCCATTGATAACCGGGCCGCTATCGGGTCGGTATACAGCTTTAACCCGTAATCAATCCATTGTTGATTACGGCCGGCCAGCGTGGCGTATTCCAGCGAGGCGCCTACCGTGGTTGCGTCGATCATGGCGGCCGGCATTGACACGGCCCGGGCCACGTCCAACGCGGACGCATTACGCCCCTCGACCAACAATTCCTTACTGTCGATAGGATGCGATTTCGTTTCGACCGCGGCGTTGGTAAACAGAATTCCATTGTTATCGGCCAGGGCCGCACGGGTAGCCGCTATCAACGCCTTACGTTCCGCGTCGGTTAATTCGATATCCGTGGTCTGATGTAGCTCAATACGGAATGGCCGGCGGGCGATATCTTGCGCTGTTTGTTCCAACGACGTGGCACCCCGGATAGTGCCCTGTGCGAAATTAAGAATACCCTCGTGCGGGCCCGGGATATAGATGCACCGTGATTGGTCGAGTTCCGACCCGTCCGCACCGACGAACGAATACCGGAATGATTGTTCGATGTATACCCGGTCCCACGATTCCCACGGAAGCCGGACCATCCGCCACGGCCGGCCATCCCCGGCCGGACTGTAATCCGTTACGTACCACAGACTTTCGCCGTAGAAGATGTGGTCATCGACCGTCCAGAGCATCCGGGTATGCGTCGATTGCGCCTCGACCCCGAACCGGTCGCAGAACTCAGGGTCGAGGGTCCCGACCTGGCCATCGCTGCCCTGTGCCCAGTACGGGCCCGGGGTCACGATGTCGGCGCCGCGTAACGCATTGAGCGGCAGGCCGGCAATCGTGCCGGCCGTCAAGTGCCGGGCCCGGGCCACGGCCGGCACAGCCATGGCCGCCGGCCGCATGACCGGCATCACGTCCGCACCGATCAGGTCGGCCCACACGACCGCGTCCAACGTCGACGACGTCCAGGATTGCAATTGTGGTTGTAACCGCGGCAATGTCGGCATCGTGGCCGCCAACCTGGCCGCCTTGCCCAACCCGAAAACCATGGGGCCCACCGTGACCCACGGCCGCACGTTTGGCTAGTCAGGGCCGGCCGGGCGTGTCCGAATCTGGACGGATATGGGACGGTTGAGACCGAATCGTTATGTCCGGGGCCCCGACATGCGCCAGAGTCGCCTCGATGGCGGGTTCGCCGGTCGCCTCACTCGACCATCCGCACGGGTCACACGACGGCCGGCCGGCGTAGTCGTACCGGATCACGTGCCGCGGCATTACCGGCCGGCCAGGGTCGTGACGACGGTCAACACGGCAACGAGCGCCAGCAGGGCCAGGGGGACCACGACGGCCAGGAATGACAGCAGATCACGCATAACCGGCAGGGTACCGGGCCGGGGTGTCGGTGTTGGGTGACATCGTCCCGTT